AAGAACTATAAATTTTTAACGAACTATCTTTATGGATACCACCACTTTGCCGAATATGGTATATAAAATTCAACGGATGAAACGTTTTTGGACAACCAAGTCATCAAACGAAACAATCAGAGGTACATTCAATGAGGCATTGTACTTGAGAATATGTGAAATCAAATTTAATCAGAAGTTATGATAAAACTAACATACCAAATCGGCAATAAACCGATTCAAGAATGGACATTTAACAACAAAAGTTTAGCCTACTGGATGAAGTCAGAGTTGTTATTCACAGGTCGCTACAATTTAGGAACTTTTAAAATAGAAACAATATGAAAACAGGAACAAAGTTGAGAATTTGGTTGGAAGATTTAGTACAACCTGAAGGTGGCATATGGTGTTATGGTGAAGTGGATGATGATGGGATGTTCAGAGAGAACAACTTTGACCATACTGACAAGGAGGATGACTTGGATACACCTGAGCAATTCATTGAGTGGGGATATATAGTTGAGGAGATATGACACTATTTGAAAAAATTAACCTACTCATCAAAAGAGATAGGTTGGATATGAAGTGCAGAGATCGACACAAAGTTTACAAGAGATGTTTCCTAATGGCAATCATGAGGTCTAAATCTTTGACCTTTACTGAGATTGCATCTATGTTCTGCATGAATCACGCATCAGTGGTATATCAAGTCAACCAATACAATTGGTACATGGATACTAATGACCAGGTATTTATCAACATGATTAAAGAGTATTCTGATTTCTTGGATGATGTTAAGGTTGACTACCGGAAGCCATCCATTGTCAATGATGTGCTAAAATGCAAAAGATATCAGGACCTAAAAAAGATAAAAACCAAGATAAAAAATGGATTCTATTTTGAGGGCGTGACGATGTGACGATACTCTTATGGGGGTACCACGTCAATTTTCAAAATTTTGATGAGAGCACATGAAAAAAAATAGTGACATCGTCACGCTTTGGCTGTAAGTCAATACCAGTATAGGTTATAGGCGTGACGATAAATTTTGATTATCGTCACGAAATGGGTTATCGTCACGCTTTTTTTATATATTTACAAAATAAACACACAACACACACATGAAGGTATCAGTATTTAAGAATTTATTCAGCTCAAAAGACACGCCATTTGAACTCACAATCTATGACATTTGTGAAAGGATAAAAAAGGGAAATTCAGAACTAATATCCAAAATTGAAAGGATAAGAAATTTGGACAAATCAAATCCGGAACATGACCGATTGAAGTCATCCCTGAATGCAATCATGTTCAATGGTACATTCTCAGAGAGGAATGACAATTCATTGATTGAGCACAGTGGATTGTGTGTCCTGGACTTTGACCAATATCCAACTAAGAAACACATGGATGTCGAAAGGAAGCGACTGATGGATGACAAGCACGTTATGATGGTGTTTACATCTCCAGGTGGAAATGGACTCAAGGCATTGATTCGGATTCCCAAGTCAGACAAGTTGGAACACAAGAGGAGATTCACTGCATTTGGCAAATACTTTCAATCGGACTACTTTGATACAAAGAACAGCAATGTGTCCAGGGTATGCTTTGAAAGTTATGATCCTAAAATATACTTCAATGAGTTCTGTCAAGTATGGGAAAACATTGAAACTGATGAGGGATATCAATACACTGAACGAGTGCCTATTTGTGTGCTCAATGATGAGGATAAGATAATTGAATTAATTGAGAAGTTTGACTTTGGATGTACGTTCTATGAAGGGAGCAGAAATCACTATATATTTAAGTTGTCCTGTGTGATGTCGGAATATAACATTGACAAGTCAACCACTGAGCAGTATATTTGGTCCAAGTATTGTCAAGGTACAACATTTACTCATGGCGAGATGTTGACATCCATCAATTCAGCATACAAGAAAACTGACAAGGGCTCTAAATACTTTGAGGACAAGAGCACATTTCACAAAATTAAACAGAAACTCAAGAGTGGTATCACCAAGGATGACATACAAAAACAACTAAACGTATCAGCTGACATCATTGATGATATTAAGGTGGACATTGCTTCCGGTGATGATGTATTTTGGAGCATAGATTCTAAAAAAGGAGTTCAGATTGAGCCAATCAAGTACTCAGAGTTCTTGGTCAAGAATGGATTCAACAAGTACTATCCTGAGAATGCAGAGAGACCTACATTTGTCAGAGTCAAGGAAAATAAAGTGAGGCTATCCAGTGCAGAACAAATCAAGGACTTTGTACTCACATATTTACTGGATAAGGATGAGGTCAAAGTATGGAACTACTGCTCAAGGTCACCGTATTTGTTCAATGAGAATCACCTGAACATGATTGACAGCATCCACATTCATATGCTGCAAGATACAAAGAGTGAATCATTTATTCCATTCAAGAATGGGGTGGTTATGGTTACAAAGGACAAGGTCAATATCATGAGTTATATAGATGTCAATGGGTACATTTGGGAGAATCAAATTATTCCAAGAGATTTTACCACTATAAAGAACGTATCCAATGACTTCCAAAACTTTGTATCCAAAGTATCGGACAATGATATCACACGAATCAAATCACTTGAGTCAACTCTTGGGTATCTCATCCATTGCTATAAAGATAAGACCGACCAAAAGGCAATTATTTTCAATGACCAAGAGATTGATGACAACCCCAATGGAGGAAGTGGCAAGTCACTGATGTTGACTGCACTCAATTACTTTCGCAGAGTGGTCAAGATTGATGGCAAGGCATTCAATCCAGGCAAGAATGACTTTGTATATCAGAGAGTGAACTTGGATACTCAAATACTTGCATTTGATGATGTCAAAAGAAACTTTGACTTTGAACAATTATTCTCCATTATCTCAGAGGGCATCACAGTCAACCGAAAAAATAAGGATGAGATATTCATTCCATTTGACCGTTCACCAAAGATTGTCATTACCACTAACTATGTCATAAGTGGAGCAGGAAGCTCACATGATCGGAGAAGGCATGAGCTCGAGTTTTTTCAGTACTTCCATGCAAGATTGTCACCACTCGATGAGTATGGTAGGTTGTTGTTTGACTCTTGGCAGGAGGATGATTGGATTCGATTTGATAATTACATGATCAAGAACTTGCAACTATTCCTCAAGGATGGATTGACTGCATCTATATCAATCAATGCAGATGCCAAACGATTCATTCAATCAACTTGCAAGGATTTCTTTGATTGGACTGAGGAAGGTAACCTGCCGGTCAATGTATATCACTACAACACAGCCATCATGCAGCAATTTTGTTCAGAATTTAACGGATGGAAGGAACTTGAGCCAAGGAGATTCTTGAAATGGGTAACAGTATTGTGTATTCACAAAGGATATACATTCAATAAAGGCAGGAATCACAATGGCAGATACTTTGAGCTCACCATACCAGGTGAAATTGTTGACAAATCAAGTGGAGATGTATGGGATGAATTGAACGATAAAGCAAAGAAAATATGACCAAACAAAACAAAGAACGAATCAAGGACCTGGAGAGAGCAATCAAACAAGCCAAGCATCCTAATCTCCCTTATCTCGATTCATTCCTCACCAATTGGCAGGATAACTCAGCCAATGCACTGACCAAGTCAATATGTGCATTCCTACAGATGAGTGGATGTCAGGCAGAACGAATCAATACTATGGGAGTGTATCGCAAGAAATACAGAACAGATGGCGTGGAGATGCGTGGACAGTGGACCAAGGGAACAAGTACACCAGGGAGTGCTGACATATCTGCCACCATTCGTGGTAGGTCAGTCAAGATTGAGGTCAAGTATGGCAAGGATAGGCAGTCAGATGCACAAAAAGAGTATCAGAGAATGATTGAACAAGCAGGGGGAGTTTACTATATTTGCAGAACTTTTGATGATTTCATTCTTTTTTATGATAATTTTATTGCACAATTAAAATAAAGTAGTATATTTACGATCTAAACACACATAAAATGAAAGAAAACAGTTTAACGCTGTGGCAAAAGTTACACTTAGCCAAGCAACAAATCGGAAAGGTGGCTAAGAATGCCACGAATCCACATTTCAAAAAGTCATATGCTGACATCAATGCTCTGCTCAATGCAGTTGAGCCAATCCTATTGGAACATGGACTCATTCTACTGCAACCAATCGTGGGTACAGATGTGGTCACTCGCATCATTGACATCGATTCAGGAGATATGGTTGAGTCCTATATGACTTTGCCATTGATAACTGATCCACAAAAAGTACTGGGTGCTGTGACCTACTTCCGAAGAGGAACTTTGCAGTCACTTCTCTCACTTCAGGCAGTGGATGATGATGGCAATGGAGCAACAATCAGCACAGCAACCAAGGCAGTACTTGACAATGCAAGATTCACTTCAGCAGTGGAGGCAATCAATGCAGGAAAGTACACAGCTGAGCAGTTGGTTGCGACATATGAACTCACTGAGGTACAACGCAAAGCTCTGAACTTATGAAGTGGCATCCATCCTCATTAGGAAAGCTCATGACCTCTGCGAGAAGCAAGGGTGAGACATTGTCTGTTGGAGCAAAGACGTATATCAAGGAGGTAGCAAAGGAGAACTTTTATGGTTACCGGTCAGAGATTCATTCAAAGTATATATCCAAGGGATTGGACCAAGAGCAGGACTCAATCAACCTACTCAACACAGTGAGATTCACTAACTATAAAAAAAACACTTTGCGAATGGAGAATGAAATCATGACCGGATTGGCTGACATCGTTACTGATGACCTTATCATTGACATCAAGACATCTTGGTCACTTGAAACTTTCCCTGAAATAGATGAGGAAGGTTATGACTCAGGTTATGAGTGGCAGCTCAGAGCATACATGATGTTATATAACAAGTCAAGAGCTGAGCTAATCTACTGCATGGTGACAACATCCAATGAACTACTCAATGAATGGGAGAACTTATCCATACATCGAGTGGACCACATTGCACCTGAGAAGAGAATCACAGTGCTTTCATTTGAGAGAGACCTGGAGATTGAGCAAGAGATAATTGAGAAGCTCAGATACGCTGATGAGTTTTACAGTCAATATATTAATAAACTAAATAACAAATAAAATGGATAAGACAGAAATGATGGTCCGCATAACAGCTGGACTCTTGGCATCACAAAACTATGGATGTCAGAATTACGATGTTGCTATACAGGATGCAACAGTAATAGTAGATAAAATTTTAGAAAAAATGTGGGAGGATTTGATTCCATTCTCGGAGAGAGTAGTTTAACAATTAAATAACAGATAAAATGGAGTTAACAGCAACAGGGCGAATCAAAGTGATTGAGCCAACCAAACAAGTCAGCGACAAGTTCGCAGTGCGACCATTCGTGATTACACTACCTGATGAGAAGTATCCTCAGGATATAGCATTCCAATTGGCACAGGATAAGTGTAAATTGATTGACAGCTATAAAGTGGGAGATGAATTGATTGTCAAATTCAATCTCAGAGGT